GTGTCATGATTGTAACTTTGAGCGATTACATTTTTGTCGTCAGACGGTTGCTGCATGATGCAAATGCCAACTTCTGGACGGACGAAGAACTAACAATCGACATCAATGATGCTCGTCAACGCCTTGTGCGTGATACGGGCTGTCATCGTATTCTTCAAACAAGTGCTGTGCTTACCGGCATTGAATCATACGATTTTTCTACTCTCCCTGAAGGCACAAAGACGATGGACGTAATTAACCTCAATGTTTATTGGGGAAATTCTCGTGTTCCATTGCGTTATGTTTCATGGACACAATTCAACGCTCAAATGCGTTACTGGATCAATTATCAGGGTCAGCCAGTCATTTACTCGATGTACGGGCCAAACAAATATTTTGTAGCCCCTGTGCCTGATCAAGATTACGTCACAGAGCTAGACACGGTTGTTCGGCCTACAGATCTTGTGGCTTTAGATGACGTTGATACCGACATTGTAGATCCGTGGAAAGACCCTGTACCTTTCTATGCGGCTTACATGGCAAAGTTTAAAGAACAGAGCTATGGCGAAGCCGAACTGTTCAAACAGCAATATGTCCAACAACTTCAGAACGTCCTGTCCACTACGTTCACACGCAGGATGCCTGACCCTTATAGTCATCCGTACTGATCATGGCAGCATCTCCCGAACAGAAAAAACAGTACCATGTCTCCAAATCCTTTAAGGGTTTGAACACTAAAGCCAATCGTACGGCTATTGGTGAGGATGAGTTTTCATGGATTGAAAATGTTCAGCCTGTCGGGTTTGGCAATCTTAAGGTAGTTCCTAACTACTCAAATGTGGCTGCTACGTGGTCCAATACGGTCACTCAATTTTGCAGCGTTAACATCAACAACGCTGACTACCTTTTGGCGTTTCAATCTGACGGTCGTGCTGAGTATTACAACATTGCAACTTCTACAAAAGGCAACGTAGCTCCTGTTGGAACGTTTACCGGCACTGGCGTAAGAGCAAAACAGTGGAAAAACGAACGTTCAATTATTATTGATCCCGTCAAAGGCTATTACACATGGGATGCAATTGACCTTATTCCTGTTGGATCTGTAGGTGCAATTGGCATTACCAACCCTGGTGCGGGGTATATTGAAGCTCCTACGGTTACAATTAGTGCGCCAAACGTCACAAACGGTGTGCCAGCAACTGCTGTTTGCGCTATTTCAAACGCATCTGGAACCATCATAAGCATTGGCCTTGATGTCATAGGATCTGCTTATACGTCAGTTCCTACGGTCACTGTTGCGCCTCCTAGCAGCTCTTTTGGCGTTCAAGCACAGGCTTCTGCATCTATTCAAGCTGGCAATGTTGTTGTAATTAGCGTCACTAACCCAGGCTCGGGTTATACCAATGTTCCTGCTGTAACAATTACGGGCGGTGGCGGGACAAGTGCAAACGCTATTGCCAAACTCGGTTCTGGTTTAGTGTCTGCTATTGCTATTACCGAAGCTGGTTCGGGTTATACGGCTACACCAACGGTCACAATTAGCGCACCTACGGGTGCAAATGGCGTTAATGCTACTGCTGTCGCAGGATTCTTGACGTTTAAAACGGGTGCTGTAGGCATTCTTATTACCGCTGGCGGAACTGGTTATACAACCGCTCCAAATGTGACAATCACAGGGGCTGGCACGGCAGCTAATGCTGTTGCAATTGTAAACGGTGGGGCTGTCACTCAGATTGTTGTTACCAATCCTGGTAATAACTACATTGCCAACACAACAGTGTCTTTTAGCGGCGGTGGTGGATCTGGTGCTACAGCTAAAGCTATTACAACCGTTGATCAAAACGTAGACATTGCTTCGTTTCAGGGCCGAGTTTGGATTGCTCAAGGCCGTACGGTGTTCTACTCGGCTGCTGGTGCTTACAACGACTACATCACGGTGTCTGCCGGCAACATCAACCTTCAGGATGATACGCTGCACAGCAAGATCAATGCCTTGGTCTCGGCTAACAATTTTCTGTATGTGTTCGGTGAGAACAGCATCAACGTGTTCTCGGATGTGCGCGTAGGGACGGCTGGCAATACGTTGTTTACTAATACAAACGTGTCCGCATCTATTGGGTCTCGGCGCATTGACGCAATCTTCCCGTATTTCAGGTCATTGTTGTTTGCCACAGATTACGGGATCTACGCACTTGTCGGGGCAACGACCAGCAAGTTGTCAGACGCCTTGGACGGTGTTTTCCCTAACATTAACTTTGATTACCCCATCACGGGTGGTCAGGTTTTGTTGAACAACATTCTGTGCGCTGCGTTCAATTTTTATTATGATGACCCACTAACAAGCACAACACGCCCTGTTCAAGCGGTGTTCTTTGACAAAAAATGGTTTATAACCAGTCAAGGTCCGACTGCGCGTGTGACATCTGTTGCTCAGGCTGGCGGTGTGTTCCTTTACAGCACTAATGGCACAAACCTTCAGAAGTTGTATAACGACAGCACAATTGCAATTAGTTCAGAGCTTCAATCTGCTCTCTGGCCTATGAACGACACCATCCGCGACAAGCAAGCTCTTAAATGGGGTCTAGAGGCCATTCTTGGGGCTTCTGGCGGCACTGTTACAGTTACGGTGGACAATGAAACTGGATTGGGGACTGCTGGCACTTACACGGCTACCAATTTCATTGATTGGCAAAACCCTACTGGAACAATTATTGGTTGGAAAAACAACAGCAATGTTGCAATCGGCTGGATTGGTTTGGTGACGGGCTATTACCTTTATAAGAATGACGCGCAGCAGTATGGAAAATATCTCGGACTTACGCTACAATCAGAAAGTCCGGCTTTGGTCTATAGCACTCTGGAAATGGAATACGAATTAAGGGCGAGGTTCTAATGTCACTTCCTGTAACGGTTCCGTTTACGTTTGGAAATGCTACGACAACCCAATCGTTGTCGAGCCTCGATACCAATTTCACGACCATCAAGAATGCAGTCAATGGTTTAACCAATGGTGCAAGCCAGATCAATGTTGCGTCTATTTCTGCGACGGGTACTGCTAATTCTACGACTTTTTTGCGTGGCGATGGTGCTTGGGCAACCGTTTCCGGTGGCGGTGGATCTGGAACTGTTACCAGCATTAATGCTAATTCTACCATTGGTTTTACGTTTACAGGTGGACCTGTCACATCTTCTGGTACGTTGACTCTTTCTGGGCCAACGCCAGGAACATCAGGCAACGTGTTAACCAGCAACGGCACTGCATGGGTGTCTCAAGCTGCAAGCGGAGGTGGAGTAGCATCTGACCGCCAAGTATTTAACGCCTCTGGCACTTGGACTAAGCCATCATCTGGCACTTATGCTGTTATACAAATTTGGGGTTGCGGCGGCGGTGCGGGACAAAGTGGAAACGGCATCGGTGCTGGAGGTGGAGGTGGTTATTCTTCCACAACATGTTTGCTTTCTGATTTGGCATCAACTGTTTCAGTAACTATCGGCGCGGGTGGTGCGGGAGCAACTGGAACTGCTGCTGGCGGCACAGGTGGCAGTATTACTTTTGGGTCTTATCTTACTCATGTTGGTGGAATTGGTGGGTTTAGATACACTATAGGCTGTAATACTACCATGGTTGATGGTGCATCAGGAAGATTGTCAGCATCATCTGGCCTTACATTAATTGCTGGTTCAGTTGAATTGAGTGGCACTTATTCTTATCAAACATCATCAAGCGTATACCCTAAGAATCAATACTATGCTCCATGCCAAGGCGGGTCATCTCAGTCACAGGTTGGAACTTCTGTTTTTGGCGGTAATGGTGGTGCAGTCGGCGGCGCAACTGGTGGGGCTGGCTCTGCTCCCGGTGGTGGCGGTGGTCAAGGCACAACTACTGGTGGGGCTGGTGCGGTTGGGCGTGTGATCGTAACAGTGTATTGAGGGTTAAAAATGTATCTGCTTATTGATCAAGACAACAAAATTAACAACATTGTGGTTTGGGATGGCGTTACTCCTTGGGAGCCTAATGCTGGTTTAACGCTTGTTGATTACCAAGGGGGAATTATTCCTCAGATTGGTTGGGGTTGGGACGGTTCAAACCCAATTGCACCGCCTGAACCAGAGCCTCTCCCCGTTATTGAACAGGTTGGTCCAAATGTCGTTGCATGAACGCCCACTTGCTATTGGTAATTTGACAGGGAAAATCTACGACTTTGACGTTGTTGGGGACGAGTTACCCTTGCACGTTCATGGCGAGCATGACATTCATATCAGCATTGTGGCGCGTGGTTCAGTTCAAGCATTTGGTCAAGATGGCGCATGGGAGTTGGTTGCACACACAGGCGCGGTTCTTGATTGGGAAGTAGGACAATGGCATGGGTTTCTGGCTTTGGAGCCTAACACTCGCCTTGTAAACATTGTAAAGGGATAAAATGGGCATTCAAGCGTTTACACCAATGGGCAATACGGTGACGTTTACAGCGGCTACTGCTGCTCCTACGCCCGTACAAGCCCTATCAACAACAATCGGCGGCACTCAGTACCGTGTGATCAACGATGGCACTGTGACGGTCTTTATGGGATGGGGAGACTCTGCTGCGGCGGCTAATGCCAATGCCACTGTTGTCACAACAACCGGTCGAGCTTTCCCTCTTTTGGCGGGAACGGATGAAATCTTAACTTTTAATGCTAATCAGTATTTTACTGCGGTAACGGCAAGCGGCACTGCTAAGATATATATAACTCCTGGAGATGGTATGTAATGCTTAAAACAGCAAGATCATCAAGCGGCGGTGGTGGTAGCGGAACCGTAACGCTTATTAGCACCGATGCTAACCTGACTGGTGGCCCTATTTCCACAACGGGTACGATTGGTCTTGCCAATGTTATTACTTTTAGTCAGGGAAATGTTTCGTTAACAAATGCAAACGTAGGAACTGCTATTGTTAATATGAACATGCTTAATTCACAGATTGCTGGCCTTACAGCACAAATATCTTGTGATTATGCAACAACCGCTAATCTATCTGTTACATATAATAACGGAACATCTGGTGTAGGTGCAAATTTAGTAGCAACAACATCAGGTGCTTTGATCGTTGATAGTTCATCTCCGACAGCCACTCAACGTATTCTTGTTAAAGATCAAACAAATACGGTTCAAAATGGACCGTACACAGTCACTGTTGTTGGCAATGCCACAACATCATTTGTTTTAACAAGAGCAACAGATTATGACCAGTCAGAAGAGATAAACGCTGGCGATGGTTTTTATGTTGAGCTTGGGACAGTTAACAAAAACACAATGTGGGTGCAACAGACTCCTGCTCCGGTTACCATTGGCACATCTGCAATTGTGTTTACTCAATTTGGGGCTTCATCTGCTATTTTGCCTATTTCTAAAGGTGGTACAGGCGCAAATACGGCAGTCACAGCATTAAACAATCTTGGTGGCGTATCAACAGGTAAGGCTATCGCAATGGCGATTGTCTTTGGAGGTTAAAAATGGCTAATCCAAATATCGTCAATGTGGCGGCAATTTACGGTCAGACGGCACTTGTAACTGCTGGTGCAACGCCAACTACGGTTGTGACCAACTCTGCCGGTAGCAACACTGTCTGCAAGATTGACAGTTTGTATTGCAGCAATGGTGACAACGCCTCCAGCTATTTGATTACGATTGATGTGTTTCGTTCTTCAACGGCTTACAATGTTGCATCTAGTATCACCATTCCAACTGGTGCTACTTTGGACGTGTTGTCTAAGCAGCTTTGGTTGTTGGAAGGCGACGTATTGAGAGCAACGGCTAACGCAGCAAGCAAGATCACAGTGGCTTGCGGGTATGAGGTCATCAGCTAATGTCAACACGTTCTAACGGCGGCATTATCGGTCCCCAAAATAGAACGACTAGCGCGTCAGCTAATGGCGTGTGGCATCTTTTTGATGCCCAGCAAGCTGTTTATGCGCGTAACTGGCCTGGATTTGTGCCGGTAGCCCCTTCTGCTCCAGCCGTTGGAACTGTTACTCTTGGTAGCGGAACATTAGCTAATCTTTTGACTGCCACCATTCCGTTTACTCAAGGTTACAATGGCGGCAATACAATCACACGAGTGACGGCTGTATCCATTCCAGGCAATAAAACTGCCAACACAAATGGTTCGTCTCCGATCACAATTTCTGGTTTGACAT